AATTTGTATTGTATAAATGTATTTTAGGGGATCCTTCCGATAACATCAAAGGGCTCGATAGGTATGGTGAAAAGAAATCAAAGAAATTAGCTGTGGAGATTGGTGGCTTTGATAATTTGAGTAGTGTTTGCGATGCTCATCAGATTGAAGTCATTCTCACTAATCGAAAAATCATGGATTTGGGTATGGGGTGGTCTTCAGAGCCAGACGAGATGAAATCGTATGAAGATCAATATGCTTGGTTAAATACTACACAGGATCCGGTGAAATTTGTCGAACTCGCGAATAAATTAGAAATGACCAAACTTGCCAATGATAGTCACTACTGGCTTAATCCATTTACATCGAAATTGAGTGACGTCATGGCACAATGGTTTTCATAATATGGAAATACGTACGTATCCAATTAACGATTATAATCTTTATGCCTGCAATTTAAAATTGCACATATCAGAGATTCTAGCGTTGCACTATGATAGTGAAGCACTATTTGAAAAACAATTGATTCAGAAAATCAAAGAGCAAACTGCAGAAGTTGCTGAACGCATTAAAACCCAAAAAGAAAATGTTTAGTTCATTTTTTGTACCTCTCTTTAAATCGATTCTATTGCTGGTCGTAGTGGGGTCGAGTATATCTGGTGTATTCTCCTTATTCTTTGACTGGAGTCTGTTAAAATTCAGTATTGCGACGGCAATCGCGATAGTCTTGCAGATCACTGTTAAATGGTATGCGGATCTCTTTCGTTCCTCAAGAATTCAAGAATTAGTTGATACAATGCCATCACCAACAATCAAAATGAATATTGAGTGTGCGTTCTGCAAAAAGCCCAGTATCATTGATTATAATGTGTATGAAGAAGAATACGAATGTGTGCATTGCAAAAATATAAATGCCATTTACGGTAAATTTTATGCTGCTCGCAAGATCGTACCAGTAGATACTTTATTGACTAATCATGAATCCTCAATACAGTAACATCGATACATCAAAATATAGCGAAATGCTTCGTTCAATGGATATTTTTAAATCTTCTTTGATCGACGAAACGCCTGCAGATAGAACCAAAAAACATCTAGTAGAGCTTACCTGCTTTGATAAAGACTGCTATACTGTGGGTGAGATGTTGAGTAAGCAAATATTAGATGCGAGAGACCTTGGCTCGTCGTTAAAGACATTATTGCATTCGATGTTCACAAATGCAGATCCTATGGTTATTGATGAAATAGTATCCGCTGCAAAAATTGACGACCACAAAAAGAATCAAATAATCTCGTATATTGGAGGATTTATTTCTGGCTTAATAAAATAATATATGCTCACGTGCAAATGTATTAAATGCCACAAATACAAACAAAGATCGCAAATAAGCTGGAAACAGGCTACTATTGAGTATGGTGCTAGAGAGCTATTACGTGCAAATTTTATTTGCGGTGAATGTCAGAAAAATCAACGCCAGGAAAAATTCAAATACATGCTCGAGAGATCGAGTGATTATGTGCAGTTGATGCATAAAATCTCAAAAGAGAAACACAAATACGACACTACAAAATACGGATTGCCATTTCCTCAATGCATACAAAAATTTAAAGAAACCATCGACAAATATCTTAGAGAATCGTATATACAAAATTATACTTTTATAGTTGAAAATAACAATTTAACAGGCATATTAGTTAACAACATTCCTTTTATCAAACAAATAATTTTAAAAATCTATGAAAAAACTCCGCAAATACCAAAGGCCGAAACCGAATAAGTTTGAAGATCAAGATGTGCACGTCGTTTCACGATGGCTCGCGCTGATCCGTTCAGTAAATGTCATTTTTGATAAAGCCGATAAATTAGGAGTTCACGAAGATCTTGTTGATTTATCGCCAAACGACATTCAAGATTATATTGATGATATAAGCGGGGATATTTATTTTGAAATTATGGGATCTGGCAACGCCAATAAAATCCGACCATACGCATCTCGTTTGACTGCATGAATTATATTCCTGGTGAAAAGCTTGAAGTGTTGAACGAACGATATTCATCCTTGGGATTTTCGCCTGGGGTATTTATCATACAAAATATCCGTCTCGATAGAGAGACACAAGAAATTGTCTATCGATTTACGAACGGCAAAACCATCAAATTTAAATCCATCCAAGAGGCGGAGGCGATTTTTGATAGAATAAAGGGCGTAGTCCGTGAGATGACTACGCCCTTAGGTGGTGACGGGTATTAATTGAGGTTGAGTATTAGCAGGCGTTTCCAGCACCAAGAGCAGGTGTAAGGCCAGTCGTTCTGTCGAAATCTGTAATGACTTGTGCCCCAGGAACTTTGGATTTATTGATACGGTAGTATTGATATGCCAATGTTGCATTGAATGTCATGACTTCGGCATTGCCGGTCAATTCAAATGACAATCCATTAAACGCTACTGGATATACACCAATCAAATCATAGTATCTTACTGCTTCTCCCTTAATGTTTAACAAGGCTAGCGTAATGATATTTCTGCTATTAGGCACTCCATAGCAGCCCGTGGATGTTCCATCATCGAAGATATCGTAGCTCATTTGCTCGAATGCGTTTCGAATTGAAAGATCACCAGGCAATCTGAATGTAACTTGCCAGTTGTTGCTGTTATCATATTTGGCGTTGCCTGGTACATTAAAATCCAATCCCATAAATGGTGCGGTAACGTTTTGGATAGTCCGGCCTGGCACTGTGGCTGTCGTTAGATATGCGTTTGAAATGCCACCATCTAGAGACGTTAACTCTGCCGCCAGTTTAGATAAAATGCCATCTCCATTGATCGCAGCAATGCGGAAGAGATTTCTTCGCTGAAATCCCTTTCTTTGGATTGTGTCGTAGTAGTCTTGAATACCTTGTGCCATAAAAATACTTATGATTTAACCTTGATTTTCTTTTAGGAACGCATACATATCTTCCAAAATCTCTTCGACTGCGTTGAATTGGTCCATTCTATTTGTTTTAAAATAGCCTTCAAGGAACATAATCATACTTGAGTCTGTATTTTGATTTTTTTGATACTTTTCTCTCAATGATGTTTTCTGTGAGGCTTGGGGGGTATTAGATGCTGTTTTGACATGCATTCTCTCTGGCAAATATGTATTGATGACTGCTTCTCTCTCAGTCAGTTTTGCTGCTCTTGACGCTGGTGGTGCTTCAAACGGATCCATGTGAATAGAAGGTTTGCCAAATACTCTAGCGCCGTAAATTTCATCTAGTTTATTACTCATAGGTTTGAATGTACTTATCTATCTTTGTATACAAAAACTGCATGACCACAATCCCAAATTCTGTCAAATCCATTATTCAACATGTTTTGATACTCCGATAGATTCTCATCATATTCTTTTAAGACCTTGTGTAATCTATGTTTCATAAATCCACTGCGGTGTTTGAGTGTATTGTTGATGACATACCAATAACCTGGTTTGCTGTCATGCTTATGTTTGAATCCTAATTTGTGGTATAGATCACCATTCGAATATCTCAAGTCGGCATAAGTGATGATGTTTTGTGGGTTGTGTGTATTAATGAAATATTTTAGAAGCCTCGAAGCACCACCAATGACAGTGTGGTTTAATTTATTACAAAACCGAATCATCTCCCAATCACTGTAATCACCTTTGACAATTTTACGATGACCAAAAGTCATCATAGATACCAATTGACTGTCATGGTATAGCCCATAAGAAATTTGGCTATTATCGTTTCCTTGTATATGGTTCTCGTCTAGGAATTTGACCTTCTCATGTCTATCAGTTATTTGGTGGATGGTGCACTTTCTGCCAAATATCCTTTTCGAAATACCCAATTTACTATCTATAATAGATTTGACAATTTGTTGCTTTGTTTGCCATTCAGATTCCCATATCTGGATTAATTGAATGTTTTTAGCTTTGCATTCCATATATTTATTACGATGGTAATTTTTGTCTTTTCCATTTGATTCATTGTGCCAATATATGCCATTGCATTCGATTGCTATGTTTTTTGATGGAATAAATATGTCTATTTCTTTTGGTGGTATAACGTCTCTTGAATTATTAATACACTCCAACCCAAGGGTTTTTATGTATTGATATACCTCTAATTCGAATGCACTTGATCGAGGATTGCATTGAGGGCATATAAGTGTGTTTTGCCACTGACCACTCGATATGGATCTGGTAAATTCGTGGCCACATGTCTGGTGCTTAATGTGATGTTTTCCTTCGTTTATGCCGTGGTTGGTAATCAATTCGTAGCCATTGTCTAAAAAATGTTCGGTCACTAATTTAATGCGATTTTTCTTTTTGGACTCTGCTACAAGTTGCTGGGAGCATCTTTTTGCATGGCATGATGAATAGCCAAATTTGCTATTTCGGAAGTTAAGGTGATTACCACATTTATGGCATTTTGGTGGTGTGTGTATGTTATGTATAAAGTTATAAAATACTTGTGACCATTTTATATCATCTCCATACTTAATATATCCGATTTTTAGCAGAGTAGATAGATGCGTACTATGTGTTCTTAGCAACGCTGTATTAAATGTTGAATTAGGTTGCTGAAGCCTTTCGAGGCAGAACGCCATTAAAGCATCATGTGATACTAATTCATGATTTGAATTTAAAATTTCAACAAATCCATTTTTTTTATTCTTCTCTGTGTTAATCTTTCCGTCTTTGCATGATTTCCATTTTGTAGATGCTCTCTTGCAAATGTTGTTTGAGCAAGTTTTTGAATATGGTTTGTTTTTATACCCCTTCCATTTTAATGGCTTATTGCAAGCTTTACATCTTTGCTGAGATGTGGTCTTATTGACGATACAGTAAATTCGTTCAGAACAGCATGCTTGCTCGTCTAGAAATTTGGTCTTTTCTTTTATACTTTGATACAATTCACTAGAATCAAACCCGGGTTGTCTTAGCACAGCACTATTAATGTTACCTGTTTTGGTGTATAATTGTGCTTTTATCTGTTCTATGAGTAATTCATCGTCCATTATGAATATAATTATATCATCAACATAAAATAAAAGCCAGTTTTTAGCTGGCTTTTATTTTTGAATGTATTGATTAGATCAATTCAGCGAAGTCTTGATTTGTTCTTGTTGCTACGAAGTTGACAAGGATGAACTCACTCGCTCTGACTGGCTTGAGATAAATGTCTACAACCATCTCATTTCGATCGATTACAGAACCGGTGTTATTCCGTTCATCGCACACGATCAGATAATCATACAGACCTTCATTGCGTTTTGCATTCTCAAACAGCGGTGTCAATACGTTGATTACTTGCGTTCTTGTGAATACTGTATTAGGCTCGAACACGAAGTATTTAAGAACTCTAGCAGTTGGCTTCTCAAGAGCTAAGAACAAGCGACGCACATTAATACGATCGAATGCACTTGGTTTTCTGAATAGAGTCTTCTGGCCCCAGATTACGTACCCATCGTTAGGGAAGTAGCACACAGGATTTTGTCCGATGCGATAGAGAAGATCGCGTTCTTTTTGGTTAGGATTGATTGCAAGATCTACCACATTGCGTACAATGCCTCTTGTCAATCCAGCCGGTGCAATCCATGGGAAACGATCTCTATCAGTTTCAGCCAATGCGCGCCCTGCCCACCCAGAGAATGGAACCCAGCAATAACCATCAGCGGCGCTGTCGTATACTCTCACCCAGTTTGCATATGATACTGAATATGATGTATTTGCAGCTTGATACAGATTGCGTAGCGGCCAGTATACTACTTTAGAGAATGGATTGGTTACGCGATCGCATTTGGATTCAAATACTTTGTAGTTGGTACCATTAACAAGGAGCTGGCGGAGTGGATCACTAATATGGATGTGGTCTTTGCGTGTTGATTCTGCGAAGTTGTTGAACAGATTGAAGATTGTTTTGTGAGCATCGCCAATACCATTGTCCCCAGTGAAGCTACCGTCAAATGAAGCCAATTGGGTAAGTGCTGCATTCGGTACAAATACAGTATCGTCAAAGATTTCAGACCCTAATGTGGCAGATGTTGTTCTTGTCGTAGCCCAGATAGTGCTCAGCCCGCCATCGAGAGTTATGTCGATAGGAATCAAATCTGGATTCGATACACATGCAAAAATACGAGCCAATTTATCTGGAAGATTACCGATTAATTTATTTGCATCTGTAGTTGTCGCAAATGTGCTAGCTTCATAAAGACTTCTTGATTCTGAGATGTTAGTGGACGCAATTGTTTTGCCGTCTGGCAGAACGATAAATCCTGTGCCTGATACACCAGTTGTTTTCCAGAAGCGAACCTTATTAGCTGGCTGACCGCTAGCGTCTGACCATGTAGTAGATTTCGAAATATATGGATTTACAAGTACTTTCAAATTAGAAGATGAATTATTTACAACATCTTCGATGAAGAATGATTTTGGTGGTCCTCCAAGCGGATCTGCAACTCTGCGTGACGAATCGAGCGAGCCGATATATGTCTCTACTAGAACTTTGTCGAGTGTACTATTACTCGCCCCAGCATAAATGGATTTGCGTACTTTAAAGAGACCCAAGACAATTGTATCGTTGTATGATGTTGTGTCATATACAAAATTCGGTACAGTTTCAAGAATTTCTGAAACAGAACCGGCTACACCGGCGTAGGATGCACTTAGCGCAAACCCAACTCTGCTTGAATCGACAGTGGCATATGTATTCGCACTGTTCACTGCTTTCAGATTCAGAATGTCTGTAAAATCTTGTGTAGGATTTGCTAATGCATTGTCTATAATCCCGACATAATATCCTTCTTGGATGTTATTGGACATCGACTTTGTGGTATCAATCACAATCATACCTGCGGAACTTAGTTTATTAACTCCCGTGCCGGTCGCAAATCTTGTTGCATTTGTTGCAGATAGTGCAGCAGCCGTAGCGCTCGCAGCCCATGAAATATTGTTGTTAATCAAGTCATAATACTCATCTTGTGTTAGTTCGACGTGATATGGTTCACCAAACACCAATGTATTAGAAATCAAGCTAAACGATGAAGTTGCTCCTGTTGCTGTTCCTACTGCTGCTGCACTATATGTCGACGACGCAGGAATTACAGGATACACCAGTGCACCAAATTTTTCACCATAGCTGCTGCCAGTACCACTACCATATGGAATTCTTGTAGCGATAAGATTACCACCGGAATTCAAATACTCGCGGCATGTGTGATAAAAATATCTTTCAGCTGCATTTGCCGGAGTACCATAAACAGATTCAAATTCTGAAAAACTTGTAACTGTAATTGGTTCTTCTGTAGGTCCTTGGCTTGCATATCCAAGAACCCATGTATTAGTGCCAACTGTTGGTTCAACGCGTAGGGTTAGATCGCGTTCTCTGATTTCTACGCCTGGTGATTCGATTGTACGTGCCATAATTACAATCTACTTACATTTTATCTTATGGCCGTTTTTGATTTAACTACAAATTTGTACTGAATTATTCGATGTTGGGTCTAATACGGATTCGAATTCTGTATCGCATAAAAGCTCTGCTCTGAATTGTGAATACATGAAACGAAACTCTCCGGCCATCGCTTTGCTGTCTTGATATGACCAATCAATACCACTTAGATAGACTGGGAATGCATTTGTATACGTAAATTTTATAGTCTTTGCTTTTTGGTATTCATCCAGAGCATAAACTGTCAGATTTGTTTGATATCCAATTCCTGGCATCCCTGCAACTCCTCGTGAAATATTTTTACCATCATAAATGCCATGAACATCATCAGAAATGAAGTCAAGCCATTTATATATGAACCAATAATTGTTAAAATTATTATCTACATTAAATCTTACCGAAATTGGGTCGGGTGCTTGTTTATTATGTG